GTAACTTCACGCGCTTTTAATGTGCGTCTGTTTCTTAGTTCTTTTGCTAAACCCATTTAATTTCTCCTGTGAAATTGGATTATGCTGTAGCTTCAGTAACTGCTCCGCTAGCTTGCAAAGCAAATGAAGCCTCTACCATACCATCAAATGACGCGGTAATTGACTTGCTAGTTACAATGCCAGTGCCGGAATAGTATTTCTCGCCAGTTCCAGTGCCAGTAGGATATATTTCAAAGTCTAGTGTAGCTCGGTTATCAATAACCAATTGCTGCGCGTCAGAGCTATCCCAATAGCATTCAATGCTCACTGTAGTTGCTTCTAAGCCAGCCTTGTAAGTGCGGGCAGTGTCACCCATTACGCTATCTTCAATAGTGTCAGTTGAACCATCGAGAGTATAAGAGCGCACTTCGCCAACAACGGCAACAGAAGTTCCTGCCACCTGTAATTTAACAACGCCGCTTGAACCTGTAGTTGTAGCCATTTTATATCACCTTCTCAGTTAAGTTGTGCCGCGAGTGTATTCGTACACAACGCGAACGGTTAGAATCACACCGCCGATAGGATCAATAGAGCCTTCATCGACTTCAATATTTATTAGCTGGGTATCCAGCGCGTAACCGCCTCTTGTGCGGTCTAGTTCGAGTCCTTCTTCTATGGCCTCGATTATAGTATTCCTAGCTTGATCAATTATACCTGACTTAACAAAGCAGACCATCTCATAATTTATAGATGCCATGCGCTTGCCCATAGAGCCAGCTATTGAGCTATCTTCCCTACTTTCACCAGCAGTTCTAACCAGTACAGCGGGAAACTGTGCATTTGATAACTTGTTAAAATCAAAAGGCTCGCGAGTTACATACTTGATGCGTACAGGCTGTATGACGCTGTCGCGCAGAGTATCGACAATATTGTCTGCAATGCTTTCTCTTACGCTCATTTAATAAACCTTTCAAATGCCCTAGATAAACGCTTTTCTTCGTCGCGACTAAACCCGAAAAAAGGTCTGGTCTGATTATTGTATGCAGCCTTGCTAGACTCTTTTGCGCCCCGAAAGAATATTTCGGCTTGCTTGTCATTAGCCTTGCTTGTCATAGCCGCAATCATATTGCCAGATATCTTTAGATTTGGCGTTAGAGTCCTATCCTTTTTAGATCTAAACGCAGCATATCTTTCACTGTAAGGCTTAAACGCTCCATCCTTGTAGCCCTGCCCTTGCGCCGTTCTGTCCTGAATAATGTTAATGCCAATCTGTGCAACTCTAAAAAGTGCAGACTTGTATTTTGCCTGCAATTCCTTACGCATCTTTTTCGGTATGCTTGCAAGATTGCGCGGCTTAGTTTCGAGCTTAACTTCCATTAGCGAACTAACCTGCCTGAGTTGATAGGCTCTTTCTCTTTATCAGTAACAGTTCCATCACCATCGGCATCATACTCTACGCCGTCTTGAAATACAGACTCGATCTCTTCACCGTATCGCGCCTTGTAAAAATCTATCATGCCCATAAAGCGGTCATTGTCTACCCAGTTTGTCAGCTTAGGTAGAGCATACTTCCACAACACTAAGTAAGAGCTAGTTCTAGTCCACTGGCTAGATGTTAGCTTGCTAGGATCTAGTTCTCCAGAGTATCCGCGTTTAGCCCACCAGTCGGCTCTGATCTTACGCTCAATGTCTGCTTTCGCTTGTGCGTGTTCTAAAGTGAATGACTCAATGCCCAGATTAAGTATATCAGGCACTAATTTCATCAAATCTGCGTCTGTACTAAATGCCATCTATATCACCATTTTACGCGGTCTGCCCAATATGCCGCTGATGCGGTTTTATCTTTGCGACCTTTTGCTATTTCTTTAGCGAAACGCGCTTTGAATGATCTACGCTTTGCCTTATCAGCTTCGCTTTCGCCTTTCCTTGGTGGCTTATTATCTGCGCCCTGCTGCCCGAACCTTATCAGCTTCACCTTGTCGCCTTCTTTAGCGAGTACAGCGTGACTCTTGGTAGGGTGCTTGCTAGTTCTCTTAGGCTTGTTGTAGCCCTCGAATCTTTCGCCTCGATACGTAATAGCCATAATATCTCCAAAATAAAACCCCACCCCCCGAAAGGGGCAGGGATTATTGTCACTCTTACAGAGCAGCGTCAGCAGTGATCTTAACGCCGAAGTCGTCATCAAGCTCTGCAACACCGTAAACGGCAGTAGCATTAAGCTCGAAGGCGCGGAGTGAAGCATCGCGCTGAGTTTCGATGTTGAAGTCACGCTTCATAGCGATGGCAAGAGCTTCTGGTGCGAATACGCAACCAATAGCGTCATCGTTGCCGTCGATAGATACGTTAGCTGATTCATATACGTCGATGCCAGCGATAGTGCCGACATAGCCGTTGATCATTGCTGCGTTCTGAGCGTCACCACCGTTCGGGTTAGCGAAGGTGTTAGTCAGGTTAGCTTTGATCTGGTAGGCTTGGAATGGATGCAATACAGCAGCCAGATTTCCAGTTACCTTGTTAGCTCGCAGAGTAGCCTGAGCTTTGAACAAGTCAGATACAGCGATTTCAGTGCCAGCGCCGCCAAGTCCTGAGCTAAAGCCAGTGAACAGAGCGATTAGGTCAGTGTCAATCTTAGTAGCGATTGCGTTACCCAGAACAGTTCCCAGCTCAACAGCAGGGTTGCCAGCACCCATAGCAGCGAGATCAGTCAAAACAACCTGTGCGCCTACTTCGCCAACAGTTACAGAAACTGAGCTAGTAGAAACAGTGGTTGAAGACATATCTGTGCCTTCGGTTAGATCAGCAGCGGCGATTGCTGGGTACTTAGGAACCTGAACGGTCTTGCCAGCTTCGTTGCCAATGTTGTACTGAGTAACCAAGCCCATCATTAGGGATTGCTCTTCAGCAGTGAAACGAGCCTGAGCGATAATATTCGCAAACAGGTCGTCAAGAGTTGTACTAGTAGTTGCAGCCATTGTGCATTACCTCAATGTTTAAAGTTAAAAAGATTATTTGTTGGCTTTCATTAGGGCGCGGTAAGCCTCGCGACCACCGTTATTCCAATTCTCAACCATTTCAACCGCAGTCAAAGGCTTCTGCGTAGAGCCGCCAGCGTTACCCTGACTACCTGTGCCGCCTTTACTGGCTCGCACAAAATGAGGGTTTGCTGTAAGAAATTCGCCTACCATCTCATTGACAGTAAGCAGTTCACCGCTGTCATTGTAACGCGGCGTACCATTGTTGTCTAATACCTCAACTGTGCCATCTTCAGCTAGTCGAGTTTGGTTTCGCAGCAGGGCAGATACTTGCTCTGGATTGACAGCATTATTGGAACTAGCAGTTTGCAATAGCGCACCATCGATAAGAGTTTTTTGCAGTTTGCTTTTGTAGCTTTCAATCTCAGCATCTTTCTTTTCTACAGTCTGCTTCAGGATTGTCTCAAACTCCCCGCGCTCTTTGAGCTTGTCTTGCTCGATCTGTTCTTTCTGAGATAACAATTGTTTAGCTTCTTCTAAGTCAATACCAGATAGCTTTTTCTCAAACTTGCGCTGCTCACGCGCTAGGCGTTTAGCCACAACATCTTCTAGCTCTGCCTGTGTGAATGTTTTAGTTTCTTCATGCTGAATGTCATCTAGGTTTTCTTCTGTGTTTTCCACGATATCTTCGCTCATGTAACGATGCCTCAAATAGAGTTTGGTGAGTCTCGATTTTAGCATATAAACTTTTTTGCTCAAATATCATCTAAAGTGTTGACATTAATGTAAACAACAGGCATTATTCTCCTACATTCAAAAAACAAAGGGTTAAACGACATGAAAAAATTACAGGCTGGCAAAACTTATCGCGGTAGATTTATTTCAAACTATGACAGCACATTTGAAGTAACGGTTACACGCCGAACAGCTAAAACAGTATTTTTCAACCATCCAAATACTTGTGAGCCAAAAAAAGCTAAAATTCATGAATACAATGATTGCGAATACTTCATGCCGTTTGGAAACTACTCAATGTCGCCAACAGTAGACGCTGCATAATTCAACCGCCCCCGAAAGGGGGCTACCCTCGGAGGTAATAAAATGCTTACAATGAAAAAGGTCAATAAAGCGATTCAAGAGATAGAGGCTGGATGGGAGCTATACAAAGGTGAGGGTTATTTTTACTGGATACACCCAACAGATATTAGCTACACCGATTGCCCATCAATCCCTGTCTACAAACTGAATGACTTCACCTTAGACCGATGGATTGAAGAATTTAACAACAGATATAATACCTATTGATTTTTCCCCCAAGACTTTAGCCCAGCTTATTTAGTGGGCTTTTTTTTCTTCTTCTTTTTACCGTATGCCATGTTATTCCTCGTCAAATACTGGTCGCCAATGATGACGGCAGTTATAGCCGCCTCTTACTATGTAAGGGTCGCCAGATGATTTACCTTTCCAACTACCCGCCCAAGTGTCTGCAATCTCTTCTTCAGTGAACACCTGTCCTGCGTGTTCGCGGCAGAAAGGTCTGCTGTCCCTGATGACATCGCCGTAGTATTTCCATTTAGTCGCACCGCTTTGCTTGCCAATAGCAGTGTTAATTGATGCATCAAACTGCATCAAACTGTCTTGCGCATATACAGTTGCATATCGCCGCAGGTTATTACCCGACCTATCTCTGGCAAACTTAGTGCGTAATTGCTCGGCAGCTTCCTTGGCTGCAGTAGGCGATCCACTGTTTACAATATCCACTAGCCGTTGGGCTTCCACATCGTCGCTCTGGATATACACGCCGTTGATTGTCTGGCGCAGGTTCTTGACCGTATCGTTAAACGATCTGCCTGTCAGAGTAGACTGATAAACTTCGTTAGCAAGTACATCGAGATATTCGTTGGCAACAGACTCGAAGCCTTGAAATGATAGACGCTGCAACTGGTTAATCACCGTAGAATCTAACTTGGTGAAGTCGCCATAAGTTGACAGCATATCCTGAGCCTCTACTGCGACCTGTCCATATTCCCGAACAACAGAATCAACAGCAGTCAAATAGTCTTGCTCCATGGCCTCACGTAATTGCGGCCTAGCAGCAATAGCCCATTCAGTATCGAACAGGTTGCCGTTCTCTAGTGGCGCACCAGACATAACACCCGCTACACGCTCCTCTAAGGCTGTTAGAGCCTCTGAAAGCCTACGCTGATGGTCATCTGCCAGCCTGTCGAGAATCTCGTCATATTGCGATTCTGTAGGCATTATTCAGCCTCTTCGTTGAACTGCCCTATAACTTGTGTGCCTTGGTCGATTTCAAGGTGCGATTTAGCCAGCTTTTCATCGTCTAGCACTAGGTCGGCGATCTGCTTGTCTATCTCTTGCGATAGAGTTACAGACTTAACGCCGGTCGCTCGCATCTGCTGCAAGAATATTAGCTCCTTGTCGTAGTCGCGAATATCGAAGCTGTCAGGGTAGAATATTTCAACATCTGGGGTCAGCTCTTGATAATCGCACCAAAAGTTCCAGATTTGCTCTTCAGCTAATTCTAATATGTCGGCCTTCTCAGCCAGCTTCGCGTTAAGCATTTGAAACTCAGTCTGCATTGCTACACCAGACTGCGTGATTGCCTCTGTGCCGCGTACTGCGCCCATATGAGCCATGCGATTGATATATTCGATCTTG